TTATGATTTATGATAAGTGGCAATTAGAGGTCTTAGCAACAAAGGGAAACCTCGCAATCCGTTCAGGAAGACAAACAGGAAAGTCTACGGTAATTGCTAAACTAACAGGAGACTACGCTAAACAAAATAAAAATAAAGTTGTGCTTGTAATAGCCTCAACAGAACGACAAGCCTATCTACTTTTTGAAAAAATATTTGATTATATGTTTGCAAATTACAAATCTTATTTAAAAAAAGGAAAACAAAATCAAACTAAAACAAAATTAAAATTAAATAATGGAACTACTATTTACTGCTTACCTACTGGCTTAGATGCAAGAGGTATTAGGGGCTACACAGTGGATTTATTAATCGCAGATGAGGCGGCTTTTATCCCGAGAGCTGTATTTAATGCGATGACACCCTCTATTTCAACACGAGTAAAAGAAGGAGCGAGAATAATACTTCTCTCTACACCTTTCGGTAGAGATAACTATTTTTACGACTGCTTTGATAACGACACATTCACTAAGTTTCATGTGTCCTCAGAAGAATGCCCAAGACAGGATAAGGATTTCTTAGAAGCTGAAAAAAAGAGAATGAGTAAAATATCCTATGCGCAAGAATATCTAGGAGAGTTTGCAGATGGACAAATGCAATGGTTTAAAGATGACTTAATAAGAAAATGTCAAACACTCCAAAGAATACAAATTCCAAGAATAAATCCAAACAGCAATTATTATTTAGGCTCAGACATCGCAAGAATGGGAGACGACTCATCAACATTCCAAATATTCGAAGAAATCAACGGGATACTTTACCACAGAGAAAATATAAGCACAAATAAAACAAAACTTAATGAAACTTACGATTTCATAATTCATTTAGACACACAATACAATTTTGAAAAGATATTCATAGATAATGAAGGGATAGGTGTTGGGGTTTATGATTTCTTAATGGGAAACGACCAAACCAAGACAAAAACTTTCGGAGTATTAAATAGTTTAGAAGTAAAACAAGGATTAGATAAGAAAAGAATAAAATACCAAAAGGAAGAACTTTACACACTTTTTCTATCCTTAATGAGACAGAAGTTAGTAAAGTTATTAGATGATGATGATTTATTTTTCTCATTAAGGAGCATAAGATTTGATTACACAACAGACACCCTCGGGAGAAGTCATTTACAAATTGGAGCAACAAGACATACTGACACAGATATTCCAGAAGGATTAATAAGAGCAGCGTTAGCAATAAAATACAAAGATTTAAATCCCGTAGTTTATTCTATAAAAGTGTAATGGCAGACATAGGAATTTTCACAAAAAACGCAGACATTCAAGCATTAGCTGGAGTTAACGCTGGAACAACTGCAAAAGCTGAGGCTGCAACTGATGTTTATGTTTTAAATGTCGAGGCTATGATAAGTTTAGTTACGGGTTATGATTGGGGAGCGGCCTGGACTGCAGGAACTATTTTAGATGCTGGTCTAAAAGTTGCACTAACACAAGCAGGAGCAAGTAGATGTGCGATGAATGTTGTAAACGCTGACCCAACAGGATACTCAGCAAGAGAAAGAGAAACTACTCTAGATTATTTAAACCAACTTTACAACGAGGCTATAAAAATATTAACAGATAAAGATGGGGCTGCAATGATTAGGGGGGAAGCATAACTATGGTAGATGGCTATAATCCAGTTCCTGTTCAATATAGAAAGTCCGCCCCTACATTGGTTAATGTTAACTTTACAGATTTGATAACCAATAATGGAATTTTAGAATTGTTTGGGGGAAAAACAGCAGATAATTATTTATTATCTTCTTTTGTTTTTTATTCAAATGCAGATGGAAAGATTACATTTACTGGAGACAACACAGCAGGAGATATTGACTTTGATGCTTTAATTGAAAATCAAATAACTCTAGAAGGTAAAGGAATTGTTACTGTTCCATTATTGCATATTCAAGGAGGAGGAGCTACGTCAGATGTTGACACAACAATGACTGTTTTATTAAGGAAATGGGACGGCTCAACTGAAACAGAAATTGTAAGCGAAAATGTATCTGCAAATTCTCTCACAACAATAGCAACAGATACATCTGATGGGTATGTTTGGACTGTTGATTTTACAATCCCCAGAACTGTATTTAAAGCAGGGGAAACTTTAAGAATTACAGTAACTACAACAGCACCCGGAGCATCAAAAGAAATAGGGATATGCCACGACCCCAAAGATAGAGATACACTCTCAGGAGGAAATAATGTTGGCTCAAGTGGAGATACTCATATTCAACCAGATACAACCGTTTTAACTGCGTTGCTCTCAGTTCCATTAGACATATGAAAATAATAAAACATAAAAACAAAGAGTATGAATTAGAAGATAAAGATGCAATCTTGATAGAAGTCTTACAAGATTTAACAAGAGCTATAAATAAATTGAGGGTTAGAAAATAATGGCATTACAAGAATTAAACCAAGCAACAACAACTGACTTCACAAATCAAGTTCCAGACTTCATAGTCGAAAGTATGGCCTTAGATGTTGCTAACTCAGACGGAAGTGAAACTTATGTTTATTTTGATAAAGCTCAAGAAAACTTTGGATATTATCTTAATCATTCGCAAGTATCAAGCCCGATAGTTTCTCTTTGCACATGGGGATTTGGGCAGGGATGGACAACACCTGATAGAATGATGGAAGTTATTTTAAAGAAAATTGAGGGGAATGGAAAAGAAACTTTTGGCTCAATCATATGGAACCACGAGAATGTTAAGCTAAGCTGTGGAGATGCGTTTTGTGAGATAATTAGAAATAAAAAAGGAACTCTTGTAAATTTAATTAACATTTCTCCAGAGAGGGTAAAGGTTGTTTTTCAAGGAACAAGGATTAAGAGATATGAGATTTGGAATGGTAAAAAGTGGGTTAAGAAAAAGACAAGTGAAATATTCCACTCAATGAATAAAAAGATAGGAGATCAAACTCACGGAACTTCTATGATACAATCAAATAAGAATGTTAATGATGCAATGATAGAAGCCTTTGAAGATGAAAGAATTATTAAGCATAGAGATAAGGCTTTAGGAATTGTTTATTATAAAACAAGCAACGCAGGCAAGATTGCTTATGCTAACACTCAAATTGCGAAAGCTGTTGCTGATGGAGAGATGGTAGGACTTCCAGAAGATACAGCAAAGATTGAG